TGCGAAATCACGCTGGTATTGCGCGCCCGACGCGTTGACCAGCTGCGACGCTTCCAGGAAGGCCTGGTAGGCTTCTGCATAACGCCCTTGGGCCGCCTCGTCGCCGGAGCGCGCTGCAGCCAGCGTGCGCTCGTACTGCGCCCGCGCCTCGAGGTACTTCTGCTGCGGCGTCAGGGGCGACAGATTGCCCAGCAGGGCGCTGTCGCGCAGCGTGCGCAGGCTCCCCGCGAACGCACGCATCCGGCCCATCGTTCCTTCGATCGCCTCTCGCTCGACGTCGTAGGCCTCGACCAGGTCCGCGCGCGCATCGGCAGCTTGCTTCACTGAATCCGCCACCGCGCCGGCTGCATTCTCGATGGCCGGGTAGACCAGGGCGAACGCTTCCTGCAGCCCCATCAGGGTTGCAAACGTCTTGGCGCCCGACTCGGTGGTACGGTCAAGGCCGAGAACCAGCGACTTGAACTCTTCGCGCGTATCGACATAACCCAGGCCAAGCGCGTCCAGCTCCTTCTTGACTGCGGCCGCAACTGGCGCGATGCGCTCGGCTTCGGTCAAGTAGGTCTGCGAGAAGATCGCGGCACTGGCGGCCAGGTTGGCGGCGCCGCCGAACAGCTCAACCAGCCGTTCCCGTGCGCCGATCGACGCGACGCCAACGGCGCCGAAGGTCGTGCCCATCGCTTCCATAGCACTGTCGACCACCGCATAGTTGGTCGCCAGGCGCTCGAGCGTCGCACTGGCACTCTCTCCTTCCTTCCTGAACTCGGCCAAGGATGGGACCAGCCTGAGCGCGATCTCGTCGCTGGTAGCGGCGAAGAAGTCGGCCAGCACCTTTTGGCGGGCCTCGGCGTCCTTCGGCATCGCCAGGTTGAATTCCTTGTAGTAGCCGATCATCGCGTCGCTCGACACTCCGAGTGTCGCCGCGAAGCCGGTGACGGTGGTCTCGATGATCTCGAACGCATCGGTCAAAGGCTTGGCCACTTCCGCCGACATGTTGATGCCGCTGATGCCGCTCTTGTCGCTACGGAATACCCCACCCTTCTGGATCCACTTGTCCCACTCGATGCCGGACGCACCGCCCTGCGCGTAGATCCTGCCCTGGATGCCGGACTCCGTTACCTCCTTCGGCTTGTGACCGAATAGCCGGTTCACGGTGCCGCCGAGGAGGCCGCCGACCAGCGCGCCCAGCGCAGTACCAATGACCGGGACGATCGAGCCGATAGCGGCTCCGACGGCGGTCCCGGTGTTCACGGCCGAGTTGCCCGAACCGCCAAAGGCCGAGTAGCCGCCGGAGATCGCACGGCCACCAAACACGCCACCGGCGATGCCGGCGAGTGCGCCCAGCGCGCCCGATGCCATCTGGCCATAGCCCGCCGCCTGACCGCTGATGCCGCTGCCGACGCCGCCGGCATTGAACCCCTGCATCCCTTGCCCGAAGCTGAAGATGGAGTTGTTCCCCATGGCGTTGCCGAGGTAGGAAATGCCCTTGCCGGCGGACGCACCGATGCCGCTGAACCCGCCCTTGAAGGCGTCGTACAGTTTCGTCCCGGTCTGGATCCAGTTCATCGCACCGCCGCCACCGCCACCGCTGCCCGATCCGAACAGGCTGCCAAGCAGGTCAGCGCCCGTCGATCCTCCCGAGGAGCCGCTCACCTGGCCGCTGATGTTGAGGATCCACTTCTTGACGGTCATCTGGTACAGCAGGTCGTACAGCCCATTCTTGAGGGTGTCCGTCAGCCGATCGAACGTAGATTTCCCGCTGTCGAAGATGCTGACGAAGGTGTCGTGAGCGGTACGGTCGATCTCGCCCCACAGTTGCTTTTGCGCTGCAGCCGCCTTCGTGGCCTCCTCGGCCGCGATCCGGATGCGGGCTCCTTCACGCTGCGCGACAGCAAGGTCGCGCAATGCCGCGGCCTCGTCGCGATACTGCTGCGCGAGCTCGCCGGTCAGGTCGAGCCCTTCGGCGATCTCGGCATTCTCCTCCGCACGCAGCGCCTGGCTTTCCAGGCGCACGGCATTGAGCTCAGCCAGCTCGAGCGCGCTCAGGCCGATCAGCTTGTTTTCTTCCCGTTGCGCCTCCAGGTCGGCGAGCGCCTTGGTCTTGGCGGCTGCGGCCTTGTCGTAGGCATCCGCGTACTGTTCGGCGGCTGCGGCGAGGGCCTTGCGCTCGGCCAGCTCCGCCTCTGCAGCGGCCTTGATACCTGGCTGTTTGGCCAGCAGCCCGGCCTGCGCTTTCGTCAGCTGCTCGACCGAAATCTTCTTGCGGTTGTACAGGGTGGTGAGCTGGTCCCACTCCTTGGCGAAGGAGCCGCTCAGACCCGACAATTCCGCCAGCGCCTGGGCTTCCTCCTCGATCGCCTTGGCCGCCTTCTTGCTCTGCTCGGCCAACTCCGCCGCGCTCAGGCCTACGACGGTCGAGTTCTTGGTGAACTTCACCATTGAATCGACGGAACCGTCAGTGGTCGATGCCCATGCCGCTTCGATCGACGCGAGCGAAGCCTTCCAGCCGCTGCCCACGTCTTGTTGCCACTGCCGGCCGATTTCAACGGCCTGGCTGAAGTTACCCTGTAGGAGCGAAACGACTTGAGCACCGGCGGCACCGACCGTCTTGCCAAGCGTCGAGAACACCTCGGCCACGCCCACGCCGACGGTGAATAGAAGCTTGAGACCGGAGGCCAGGAAGCCTGCCGTGTTCTTCAGCCGGTCCCCGCTCGTCATGGTGGTCAAGAACTGTCCGGTGAGGTTGCTAAGCGTCGGCAGCAGCTCGGCCGCGATGCCCCGTGCGACGCCTTGGCTGCCCAGGGCGAGCAGGTCGAGCGTATCGTTGAAATCGCCTGCCTTGTCGACGGCCTCCTGGCTGAGCGACAGGCCCAGCTTGCGCGCCATCTCGTCCATCTCGCGCAGGCCTTCCGAGCCCTCATTGAGCATCGGGATCATGGCCGCGCCCGACTTGCCAAAGATTTCCTGCGCGAGGGCACTCTTCTGGACGCCGTCCTCCATATTGGCGAACTGGTCCGCTAGCTCGTAGAGCATAGCCTTGCTGGTCTTCAGCTGGCCTGTCGAGTCCTTCGTCGCCAGGCGCAGCTTTTCGAAGGCGTCATTGCCCTCGACGATCTGCTTGGACAGCTTCGACATGTTTCCTTCGAGGGCGCCGGCTTCCATGCCGCCCTTCTGGAATGCAAGTTCAAGGCCTGCCAAGTCCTCGATTGCGATGCCGGTCTTTTGCGACAAGTCGCTCGCGGCATCGGTAGCGTCGATCGCGGTCTTGATCCAGCCGGTGAAGGCGGCGATCGACAACGACGCACCGATCCCGCCCAGCACGCCCCCGATAATGCCGCCGGCCTTGGATACGTGGTCGAGTGCGCCGACGGCCTGGGTGCGGAACCGCTGAAATTCCGTTACTGCACGGTTGGCATCTGCTGTAATTACTACACGGGATTCTGTCATTTCTTCCGTTCTCTCCACGCATCAAGGGTCGCGCGTTCCATGGCCTGCACTTCAGCAAATAGCCTCGGCCAGTCCTTCCGGCGGATGCCCCAGGCGTCTCGCACCACCTCGACGCTGAGGTAATTCAGGCCGATCACGCCGCTGGGCCCTGTGAGCCACTGCGTCGAGACCGCCCGGAAAAAATTCCAGGACCTGACGTTTTCCGGCCAGAGGTAGATTGGCGAGACGGGTTCCTGCTGATAGATCGGCATCAAGCCGAAGAAGGCGGCCGCCTCGTCGACGGCCTCCTTGTCCTGCTCCAGCTCGTCGGGGTCAGCGAGCTGGCCAAGGGCCGCGCAGCGCGCGACCTGCGCTAGTTTTTTTCGTTCGCGCTCGTTTCTTTGGTGAAGGCGTTGAAGCACACCAGGGCCATGCCTGGGATGTCCAGCAGCGCGTCGAACGCTTCAGGGCAGAACTCGGCCGGCTGTTTGGTCTCCTGGTCGGTGATGAGCCGCTGGCCGCTCCAGTCGGTCGTGACCTCGCGCATGACTTCTTTCATGTCGAATTCGCCACTGTTGAAACGGTTCTTGAGGTCGCTGGCCAGCAGGCGCGTGCAGGTCAGGGTGAACTTGAACGGCACCGGCTGGCCTTTGCCATCCTTGGTGGAGCCCTTGACGGAGACGAGGACGGTCTCGCTGATAACGGGGACGTAACGCTTGTTCATGGTGTTCCTTGAATGAGGTGGGCCCGAAGGCCCTGGTTGTTAAGCGAAGCTGGTGAAGATGCGGAATTCGTCGTTGCCGGCGACCGGCAGCGCGCGCAGCTTGTAGCCGCAGAGGCGCTCGCCGTTGAGCTCTTCCTTCGTCGGTTCCTTGAATTGCGCCGCCGGCAGGAAGACGCCGACCTTGTCGTTGGCGACAGTGCCGTGGATCAGGCCGATGCTCTTCTTCGCGGCGCTCTTGACGTCGGCCATGAACGCCACCTCCTGCGCTGCGGTCAGTTTCAGCTTGACCGCAGCGGTGACCTCGCGATCTGTGATCGCGATCGACTTGCCGCCCAGGAGCTTCTGGAAGGTCGCGGTAATGCCGAGGTCGACCGTCAGGCCTTGGCTCGGATAGGCCTGGCCGCCGGTGAATGCCGGCGCCGCTGCCACGGCATGGGTTGCGCCGATCGTGATATCGCCCGAGTTCTCGTCGGTGACGATCTGCGGCACGCGCCAAGCGGTGAGCGTGGTGCTCGGGTTGGCCAGCTCTGCGATACCACCGTCGACGCCCATCATCTTGAAGCTGATGGTCGGCTTCTGGCCGACCGTCAGGTCCAGCGTCGCAGTACCGCGCACGCCCAACAGCTTGTGCAGCACGCCATCGTCGAAGTAGTAGATCGTCGACGACTCGAACGCGCCCGAGATCGGCGTGTAGTCGACGCGCTGGCCTGCGGTGATGGTTTCGGCGAAGCCGATCGAGCGCATCAGGGGACCCCAGGCCGGGGCCGTGGCGACGGCGCCGGCGCCGACGAGCTCGATGTCAAAGCCGCACTCGACGTAGCTCGCGCCTGGCAGCTCTTCAGAGGCGCCCAGGTAGTCGCGGATAATGTCGCGTTTGATGTACTCGGCATTCAGCGGGTTGATCGAGACGTTGCTAACCACCAGCGCGTTGGCGGCGCCGGTCGGGTTCGCGTCTTGGCCGTAGGTCGCTTCCAGTTTGCACAGGATCACGGTCTTGCGAATGAGGCGTTCAGCCATTGCTTACTCCTGCTCGTTCTGTTGTTCGACCGGCTCCTGCTTGACCAGGTCGCCGGTTTCGGGGTTGCGGATGTAGCTGCCGCCCAGGGCGGGCTCCTTGTACGCCACTTCGGCTGCGGCCTGTGCAGACGTCTGCACTTGCCCCTGGTCGGTGGTCTGCAGCGCCTCGTCGGCACCGTCGGTCTGGTCGTTCATAACTTTAGGGTTCTCCCGTTTGTTTGGTGATTCACTACGAAGCGCGCGCTCACGCACGCCATGCTGTTGTCCAGCTCGTCGAAGTCCCAGGCCAGCGTGTCGCCGGGAAGGGGCTCGATGTCCAGCACGCCGTAGCCGAGGCCTGGACCGGCGTCGAGGATGTCGAAAACCGCTTCCAGCACCTCGTCGGCCACGGCGCCAGGAACGTCGTCGGCGCCGTCGCGGCCATAGCACTCAATCTCGATCAGCGTGCGCCAGGTGGTGCGGCCGCCCAGCTGCTTCACCTCCTGCGAAAGGGAGCGGCCGAGGCGGACCACGACCGCACGCGTCTTGTCGGCTGGGATCGCTCGCCGGCGGTTGAGGTAAAACTTGGCGGCCGCCAGGGCCGGGTCCTCCTGCAGGCGCTGCGCGATCGCTTGGACGATGACCAAGTGCTGGGTCGTCATGCCTTCTCCAGGATCGCGAGGCTGAGACCTGCCTGATCGCCGTCCGGCTGGCAGTCCGCAACCTTCCAAGCCGAACCGTTGACGGTGATGCGCATCTCGATGAAGTCAGCCGGCACGCGCTCACTGGCGATGACAAGCTGCGGCGCTGCAGCGCCCATGCCGATGCCGACCATGCCCGCCTTGAATTCGGCGTCGAAGATGACGGGAATGTCACCGTCGACGCCGGGTACGCGGGCCACGGCGTTCGCCAGGCGCTCCATCACCAGGCGATTGGCACGGGCCTCGAGGTCAGCGAACATCAGGCGTTGATCTTGACGCGGACGGTGGTCGCGTTCACGCCGGCAGCAGCTGCGGCGTAACCTGCCACGGGCAGCGCGCCAGCAGCTTCGGTGACGCGGTTGTTTGCGGCGTCCCAGTAAAGCACCTCGCCTTGGGTGGTGTCATCGGTAGTCAGCCGGGGCAGCGTCCAGACGCCGGTCATGGATACCGAGCCAGTGCTGTTGGTCGGGATATCGGCCAATGCGACGCCGATGCGCTTGCCCATCACAACGACGGCGCCGGAAGGGATCAGCGCGCCGGTGTTGGTGTAGTCGAGCACGTCGCCTTCGCTCACGTAGTTCTTTGCCATTACTGGCTCCTTTTCGATTCAGGGAGCGCCGCTTGCGCGGCGCCGTGGGTGGATGGTCAGGGTTATGCGCCAGGGTTCTTGGCCAGGGTGCGGAAGTCGAGCGCCTTGACGCCGGCATCCATGCGCACCTTGAATTCGACGCCGTCGCGGGTCCAGCCGTCCTGCTGCTCCAGGGTAGGGGTCTGGTTGCCGTCCAGGTACTGAACTTCCACGGTGTCGTGGACGTTCTGGTCGGCGGCGCCGTACCAGGTCGTGGCCGATGCCGCGTCCAGGCGGGCGTCGCTAATGACTTCAGCCAGGCCACGCACCGAGTTCGGCACGGTGTTGTTCTTGGCAGCGGCGCCGACTTCGTACTCGCTTTCCATCGTGACCTTGGCGGTACCTTCCAGTGCGACCGGCACCAGCAGCTTGGCCATGCGGATGTTCAGCACTGCATTGCCGTCCTTCTGCTTGGCCATCGCGACGCGCATAGCGTCGATGCCGGCGGTGTTGATGCCGCCACCTGCCAGCAAGTTATTGTGGTCGCCGTGGAACAGGGCGACGCCGTCAGCCATCAGCGGGTTGCCGGTCAGGATCGCGTACACCAGGTCACCGATCGTGCGGATCGCCGCGCGGCCCATGCGACGGGGGATCTTGGTGAAGGCGTCGAGGTCATCGTTGATGATGGTCTGACGGGTCATCGAGAACATCTTGCCGTAGGTGGCCAGCTGCACGGTCTCGCCGCGCTCGCCCACGGTGGCGTACTTGTACTCGCCGCCGTCGGACACCTTGTCGAGCGACGGGAAGGTATTCAGGTCCAGGCGCTTGCCCGGCTTGAAGTCACCCAGGGTGCCGGTCGAGGTCCACAGCTGGAAGGTCTCGTCCGCTTCCTCGTAGCCTTTCAACATCGCCTTGTTGGCGACGTTGGCCAGCAGCAGCGGGAAGTCCGAGCTGGTGTGGGTGAAGGCGGCAGCGACCACTTCCATCTTGCCCATGCCGCGAGCGTTCACGCCGGCGTGGGCCAGGCACTCGCGTGCCAGGTCCATCAGCGAGAAGCCGCGATAGTTGTTCGCACCGTCGTCCTTCGCCAGGTTGCCGCGCGCCAGGATCGAGGCCTGGGCACCAGCGCGGAACTTGTCACGCTCGTCTTCCAGGGTGACGATGTAGCTGCCGGCGACCGGCTTCGAGCCCTGGCCGAGGTGGGCCAGCAGCTTGGTGTTCGCCTGCTCGATGGTGCAGTCGTGGTCATCGGCGCAGGCGGCCTGCAGGGTGGCCACACCTTCGACGCTGGTGAACTTCGAGAACGCAGCAGCGATACTTGCGCGGCGAGCCTTGTCAGCTTCCAGTGCTGCTTTAGCGACAGCCTGGGCGGCTGCCTTCTTCTCTTCTTCGGTCATCGTATTGCTCTCTTTCGATTGTGGTTGAGGCGCGGCAGCTGCCGCCGGTGGAGTCGGCTGCGGAAGCGATGCATACCGCGCCTTGATGGAATCTTTCATGTGGGCCATGGCGGCGATCGGCAGGCCGGTGACGATCGCGTCGACGAGCTTGGCTTCGAGCGCCTGCTCGGCCGTGTACCAGTGGTCCTTGCCGTCCGTGAGCAGGGCCAGCATTTCGGCTTTGTCGGTACCCGTCTTCGATGCGTAGGTGGTGGACATCGCATCTGCCCAGCTGTCGAGCATGTCGGCGTACTCGCGATGAGCTGCGCTGTTACCCGCTAACCCACCCCACGGTGCGTGCAGCATGAGCTGCGCGTTATCGGCCATCTCGACCGTGTCGCCCGCCATTGCGATGAGGCTGGAGATCGACGCGGCGATACCATCGACGACGGTGGTGACATGCGCCTTGTGTCGCTTGAGCGCGTTGTGGATGGCGATACCGTCGGTGACCGAGCCGCCGTAGCTGTTGATACGAACCGTCAGCTCTTCCACGTCCAGGGCGGCAACTTCGCGCACGAAGTTCTTGGCGGCGATCGTGTCGCCATACCAGCTTTCGCCGATGTCGCCGTAAATCAGGATTTCGGCCGCAGCGACCACGGCGGCACCTGCAATGCTGTAACGGGCACCTGCCTTCGCACGAATGGTGTACCACTGCGGTGTTTTGTCTTTGTCGTCTGTCGGTGTTGCCATCGTCAGTTCCTTCGTCAGTTGATGGTCGTGTTGAAGCCTGTAGTGTGTTTGTCCAGCAGTCCCATTTCTAGGGAGAAATGAGACAGTTTTTGCATCGGGCGCCCAACGAAAAAGCCGCCCACTGGGCGGCTTCTTTTCGGGTGTCGATGGGCTACTCGTCCTTCGTGTCTTCCGGTGGCGGAGCTGGCGGCGCCCCTTTGTTCTGGTTGGCGAAGTCGGACTTGAACACCAGCCCCTTTTCCGCGCATTCCTTGCGGTGCGCCACGATCTGCTCGAGCACGTCGCGCGGGTTGACACCGCGCTTGCGCATGACCTCGACCTCGCTGGCGAAGCCGGCCTCGACGAGCGCTTGCCATGCCATGGCTTCCTTGAGCGGGTCGATCCAGGGCATCGACTGGCCGACGAAGAGCGCATCATCAGCCGTGTCCGGATCAACGTCTGCCGGCATGGGCACGACGCCGGAAAGACGAGCGGCCAGGACGAAGTCGTTCCAGGTCGGCTGCACGAACTGCCCGACGAATTCGTCGCACAGCACCGCGTAGTGGATCCACTGCTCAACCAGCTCCTGCCGCTGGGACGAATAGGTTCCGCTGTAGTCGCGCGAGATGCTCGAGTAGCTACCTCCGAACCCAGCGGCAACCGCGCGCAGCTGGCCCTGCCGGAACGTGACCAGGTTGGGGTTTGGACGGTTGGAGTCGATCATGCCGATCTCCTCGCCCACCGCCAGACTGTCGATGATCATGCCGGGCGACAGGTTCAGCTCGCGCGGCTGGCCAGGTGCGGCGTCCGGGTCCGCCCCGAAGGCTTCGGGCGAGCCCTTCTTGACGTACGCGGTCAGGGAGGCCGCGACCTTTGCAGCGATGCGTTCGGATTCCTCGTAGTCCTTGATATCCTCGAGGCGGGTGATGACGCTGGCAAATTCGGAAACGCCGCGCAGCTGGCCGATGCGGTCGAGCGAAGCGATATGGTGCATGCGGCCGGCCTCGATCCTCTTGAGCTCGTAGCTGCGCTTCGTCCACACATCGCCGCCTGGGAATTCCTTGTAGGCCCAGTAGCCGGTCGGCTTGCCCCAGGTGTTGCGCTCGATCCCCTGCTGGATCCCGCGCGCGGCATCGTGGTGATCGAACGGAATCAGGTCGGGCTCGATCAGCTCCAGGGAGTATGGGACCTTGGTGCCGTGGTCCAGCAGCGGCACGGCGCCGATGAGCCGCTGCGCGAAGCACTCGCCATCGCGTAGCCAGGTCTTCGCCACCAAGCGTTGCACCTTGCTCCAGTGGTGCCGCTGCGTGACCTCGGGCGTCTGCGCCCAGTCGCGGTAGGCCGTGCGCAGCGCAGCCGCGTACTCGACGTGGATGGAGCCGTCACGGCGACGCGGCTGCGGCTCGATCCCGATGCCGCTCGCGCCCACCACATTGTTCACCAGGGTGCGCAGCGCACCGCGCGCGAGGTCGTGGTTCGCCTCGAGGTTACGGGCCAGGCCGCGCAGGCCTACAGCGCCCATCTGCGGGCCAGCGTTCGGCGAACCGTTGGCCTTGCGGCCCTTGCGCAGCCGGGACGGCTTGGCCGCCTCGTAGTGGCTCAGCACGTTCCGCGCGGCCAGGCGGCGCACCCCGGCACCTGGAAAGAAGAACGCGATCGCCTGGTCGACGAAGTTGAGGTGCACCTTCGGGTCGGCTTTCATCATCAATCCCCGAACCTGGCCACCGAGTACGACATGCCGCCGATCGATGGGCTACGGCTAGCACCGCGGTTCTCCTGGGCGACGCGCGCTTCCCACTCGCGCCGGCCTGCACGGATCTCCTGGAGATTTTCCATGCCCATCGAACGGCCCTGGAAGGTGATGGTCTTGCCGGCCAGGACGGCCTGCTCGGCCTCGAGGTACTTGGCAAGCATTTGTGCTGATGTGGTCATTGGACGCTCCTTAATCTGAGCGCCCAACACTACCGCTGAGGCAGTCCCATTTCTAGGGAGAAATGAGACTGCCGACGATTAATCGCCCTTGATGAACCTGTAGAACTGCGAGCGGCTGATGTTGTACTCGAGCATGAGCTCCTTCCGGTTGCGACCGTTGTACTTGGCCTTGATCTCCACGGCTCGCGCCTCGGGATCGACGTTGTGCTTTTTGACGTAGACCTCCTGGCCGCCCCACTGGGTGCGGATCGCCGTGTCTACCCTGCGCTGCATCTCGGGGGTGAAGACCCCGAGGCCGAGCGTAGCGCCGACCAGGCTGACGAAGGCTCCGACAATGTCGTGTTCGTTTTGCATTAGCTGAATCCCCTACTGGACCAATCATCGGACGCGAATCGGTTGCCCGCGTTCCTGTTCTGTACCGGCGCCGGCGGCGTAGCCGGTGCTGGCGGTTTCTGTTGCTGCCTTGGCGGCGCCGGCTTCACCGGCTCTGGAGCTGCTGCAGCCGGCTGGCTGAAGAGGTCGCCGATCGCTGGCTGGACTTCGGCCTCAAGTGCGTCCCACCACTTGGCCGGCTTCTTGGGCAGCTCGAGGTGGACTTCCAGCCAGACCGCGTAGACCGTGCAGTCCCACGCTTCCACGCGCTTGCGCAGCGCCGTCCAACGCGATTCCTTTCCGCCGGCGGTAGCCCGCTCAACCCGAGCCTCGCCAGCCATTTGCGCGTAATACTCATCCGTCGACTCCTTCGAGAAGTGCATGTAGCCGGGGCCCGGCTTCGTGATCTGCAGGCGGCCGTAGATCAGGTCCTTGGCCAGGTTGGTACCGACCTGCCACAGATGCAGGCCGCGCTTCTTGGTCTTGCCACGCCAATCGATGTCCACCTTCGTGACGCCATCCTTGATGTGCTTCTCCCGCCCCGAGCGGCCCTTCACAGCGAAGATCTTCCGGCCCAGGGCCGCGTGCTTGTGCACGAAGGCGTAGACCGCCTGGGTGTGGTGGCCACCGGTATCGATCGACGAAGCGAAGATCTGCAGCTGCTTGCCGCACGTGTGCGGGAACTCGGTTTCGAAGAGGTACTCGGCCACGTCCTCCCACACCTGGTCCTCACTCGGGTTGCCATACAAAATCCGGTGATCGATTTTCCAGGTCTCGCACCCGCGCCCGTAGCCGCGCACCGTGACCTCGATGCGGTTGTCCTGCGTGTCACAGCCGGCCAGCAGCCGCACACACCCCATCGGCACCGTGCCGAGCTTGTAGGGCTCGGCACGTTCCTTCAGCTGCTCGGCGTCGCTCTTCTCCTGCTCCAGCGCCCAGACCTCACCCAGGGTCGTGTTCGTGAACGCCTTGAGCTTGGTGATGTCGCCGCCTTGGGCCGCCTCGTAGGCTTCCAGGAATTCCTCGACCAGCCGCGACCAGGTCACCAGTGGGCTGTACGCCGTCCACACGTGAAACGCGATGTGCTCGAGCGCGGGGATTTCCTCGCCGGCCGCGTTGCGGAACACGCCAGCGGCGTCGACGGTGATGCTGCCGTCCTCGTTCTGCCAGCGGCCCTGGTCGGCTACCGCCAGGTACTGCGCCTGGGAGATCAGGCAGCCGTTGTGCGGACACATGTGCAGCACCGTCTCGGGATCGCCGTTGATCCACCTAAAGCCGTGCTTGTCGTCCTTCTTCCCCCATGACAGCGCATGGAACTCGCCGCACGATGGGCATGGGATCGCGTACTTGAGGCGGACATCGGCCGCCCGGTATCGGTCATCGATAAGCGAGAAGCCCTGCAGCTTCGGCGTCGAACCGGTGATGATCTTCGGGAAGGTCGCCCCTTCCACCCGCTTGGCTGCCAGCACGTCCGGCGAGCCTTCCTTCTCAACGTCGCGGTCGAAAGCGTCCAGCTCGTCGAGCAGGGCAACGTCGACCGAGATCCGGCGGTACGCGCGCGCGGTGGTGCCACCGCGCGTATGCAGCAGACAGCCGAGGAACTTCTTCTGCGCGAGCGTGTTGTCCTTGTGCCTGGACACGTGCGCCGGCATCGCCTTGCGCATGACCTTCACGTCGCGCAGCATCGGGTCGAGCTCGGTCTTGACGAACTCGTCGCTGTCGCCGTCGGTCGGCTGCCAAAGTGCCTGGTTGCGACGCTTGTGCTCGGCGAAGTAGCCGACGGCCGCGAGCAGCATCTTCGTGTAGCCGACGCGTGCCGACTTCTTGAAGTCGATCGCGCGGATGTCGTCGTTACTGATGCATGCCAGGATCGCCCGCTGGAAGGGCCAAGGGCGCCAGGCCTGCTCGACATAGGACGATTCGGCCGACAGGTAGAAGTGTTCCGCAGCCCACTCCTCGAGCGTCATCGGCGGCGGAACACCGAAGGTACCCAGGCCGCGCGAGACAGTCTTGGCCAGCTCGGGTGAGTCCCAGTTCAGCACCTCGTGCATGCTGCTCATGGGGCAGGCTCCTCGGCCTCGGCCTCCTCGTCCTCCTCCTCGGGCTCGCGCAGGTCGTCAAGCGACATGCTTCCGATGATGTTGCGCACGCGTGCGATCTCGGCCGCGATGTTCTTGATCTCCTCGCCCGACAGGGTGGGCACCCGGCGCTTAACCGCGCCAGGGATCGCCTCGAGGATGCCCGAGATTTTCCCTGCCGCCTGGGACAGCACCGCTTCGATGAGCGCGACGGGCGCCAGCTCCGCGCGCGTCACCGCGTTCTGCATCTCGATCTTCTCGCGCTGCGCCTTGGCCAGGCCGGCCCGCTCGGTTGCCAGGTCGAGGCCCTCGTTCGCCGCGCGGCCAGCGGCCTGCTCGCGAAGGTGCGAGCAGTACACCTGCAGCATCTGGTGGCCGTCCATGTCCTTGTCGAGGACACCTCGGCCCACCAGGTTGCCGATGGCCTGCTGACTGACGCCGACGAGCGCGCCGAAAGCAGCCTGCGTCATCGGCTTGGATAGGTCAAAGTGTGACAATACAACCCCCTTAGGACGGGTCTGTGACTAGAGAAAACTCGGGGTTCGAATTACCCTTGAAGGGCCCCCTCGCGGGAGTACCTTGGAAAACGAAAAGGTCAGCGTTGTGTCGCTCGCGCCTCGGCCAGCGCGCGGGTAAATTCGCCGGCGAAGTGCTGCTCGATGGTCGATGTGGCCACGTAGCCGAAGTCGAACGTCTTCTGGTAGACGGCCTCGCGAACGAAGATCATCACCGCCCTGATCGCAGTGCCGCCGGCGAACTGGACGCGCTGGTAGATGCCGTGCGGGAGGCGATCACCAGGCCTGCCGACGAAGTAGGCGAAGCCCTGACGCGTCCTGCTTCCACGCTGTAGCGCCTCCCGACGCTTGTCGCTCATGTTCGCCTTGTACCCGGCCTCGGGGAATGCCTTGAAATACGAGAGAATCTGGACGATCTGCCCACGGCTCATGTTGCCGTGCACGTCCAACTGCGCGCCCTCACCCGGCACCACGCGGTAGCCAGGTGGCAGGGCGCCGATCGACTCTAGCGCGCGCTCGAATCGCTTCTGCCTGCGTGAGCCGCCCTTGATCTGCGCTTCCAGGTACTTCGCTGCCGGCGTGCTGCTCTTGCTCGCGAAGTCCTTGAGCTTGACCTCGGCCGACAGGTTCGATGCCGTCGCTGGCCGCACGAACGTACCCGACAAGGTGAAGTCTGTCGGTTCGTGGAAGCTGTCGCGCATCTCGTGTTTCTCAGCAACCTCGACCCTCTTGGCCGTGCGGGTCAAGGAGACCCGCGTGGCAAATTTAACCTGCTTCTCCTCCACCAGCATGCCGCACGTGATCTGCTCGATAGCATCTCGCACATCGACGGTCATTGAGGTCTCCTGGTGCAGACGTCTGCACTGAAAGAAAAAGCCCCGCTCAACGGGTGTTGGCGGGGCAAAGGCACCGTTGCCGGTGCGGATGGAGGAAGCGCGAGGGATGCGCTAACCCGAAGCCGTAAACGCAAAAAGCCCGCGTTGGCGGGCTTTACGCACTCTGACTGCGAGTATGGCGAAAATATATCCTAGCTGGAACAATTCGTCAACGCATCATTTCTTCCCGTTCACATTGTGTCGCCTAATGCAACGCCTCGATCAGGCCATGCTCTTGGAAGTATGGTGCGAGCCTCTTCAGGGCCTGAGTCTCTAGGGTGCGCACATGCTGCTTCAATGTAGCCGACGCGCGCACGTATTGCGTGTGGTTGCCACCGAACTGCTCTGCCAGCGCGCGCGAGGTGATGTCGATCCTGACGTGGTTGGCGAACATGCGGCCGAGCATGCAGTCCACGGCCAGCACCGGGATCTTCGGCAGCAGCGGCGCGAACCACTGCGACAGGCCGTGAATCGCAGCGATGCGCTCGGCCGAGAAGGCGAACCGGCGCACGCCTTCCTCGTCCTCGTAGTCCGTGTGACCATACTTGGCCTGCAGCACCCACTTCTCAGCATCGGGCAGCTTCGTGCGTACCGCTTGGGCGACCATCGAGCACTGCGCGCGGATGTCGAGCTGGCTCAGGCCTTCGAAGTTCACGGTGCTGCTACGTTCGCCGCGCAGCTGGTCAAGCCAGTGACGCTGCTGCTCCGAATCCAGCTGCACCTCTTCCATGACCCGCAATAGGGCCTTCCGCAGCGGCGCACCGTGCGAGGCGCCCTGTGCCATCACCACATACGCAACGTGTACCGCCTGGCTCACATCGCTGAACACCGCACCGCTCGTCCCCATCACTTCCATCGCATTCCCTTTCATTTCTTTTCCTTAAAGCAACGTATTCACATGATTCACATCATTCACATCTCTAACTCATTGTTTTTATTACTCTTGTTAACGATGTGAAGGGTATGAATGGTTATTTGATCTTTTCGATTCGATCCATTCCCCTTCTTTCCTGCCTGCCCCGCTTTCTCGCGCATGTGCGCGCACATATAGGAGAACTGTTCACACCCTTCACATCGTTCAAATCGCCTGTATCTACGGGCTTTCTGCGTGTGAAGGGTTCGCAGAATGTGAAGGGTCAACTCCCCACATCGAGCCCTGGCTGGGGTCCTCCACGGTTGCGGTAGGTCTGGTAGTGCTTCTCGAACAGGGCGCCCGATGCCTCAGCCCAGTCGCTGAACGTACGGCCGGCGGGAAGGTCGCCGACCATGAACACCACGCGCTGCTTGACCTCCTCGCCTAGCTCATACTTGATGAGCTTTTTCTTGAGCGTGCCGCCGGCATACCGCTCGATCTCGGGGCTGAACTTCGTCATCGAGGTGTACATCGGTTCGCCCGAGCGCCCGCACCACACCCTGAACGCGTCGTACAGCTGGTTGACCGCGACCGTGATGAAGGGCAACGGCAGGAAGCCACCGGACCACTCGCGGTAGAAGCGTTCCGACGGCATCAGGCTCTTCTCGATCAGCTTGTCTTTGGCGTCGTTGTAGATCGGCTTCGTGTGCCGGTCGAAGTCCCCCATGTCCAATTCGTGCACCAGGTAGTGGTAGAACGCCTCGATGCCGCCCTTGCGGATCTCCTCGGCCACGCTTTGGTAGAACTCCTTGGTGAGGGCCGGCGGCGTCCACACGACCAGGTATCGCCGGTCTGTCTTGTCCAGGGCGAGCGGCTGCAGCTCGTTGGAGAGGAACACAAAATTCATCTGGTTCTTCTCGACGTGCTCGGGCAGGCCCTTCGGGTTGACGATCACGGTGTCGCCCGAGATCAGCCCCTTGAGCTTGCCCTTCATCTGCTTGAGCTCGGCCCTGGTGACCACCTCGTCGGCCACCATGAACAGCTTCATGCTGGCCCAATCGTTGAACTTGCTCTCCAGCTGGTCGTTGCCGATCACGTAGCCGTATTCGCCGTAGATCGGCTTCACCACGCGCTCGAAGAAGAAGTTCTTACCGGAGCCCTCGTCGCCGTGCATGATGATCGACGTCTCCATCTTCGCGCCGGGGTTGCGCAGCGGGTAGGCCAGCCAGCGCGCGATCCAGGTCTCCATCTCCTCGTTGCCGTCGCACAGGTGCGAGAGCAGCGTCAGGATCTGGATGCACTTCCCTTGCTTGGGCTTCATCGGCCAGCCGTTGAACAGGTTCACGGTCGCGGTCGGCCCGCTCTCGGCCGGCGACGGCGTGTTGGTCGGATCGAACACGATGTTCTTCTTCAGCACCCAGCGGCGCTGCGGCCCGCTCCAGAACTTCATCACATCGCTGTTGCCGACGATCGTGCGCATGGCCGAGATCCGCATCAGCATCCTGTGCTGGCAGTCCCACACCATGTCCTCGCCGTAGATCAGGATGAAGTTGTCGAGCACCTCGTTGACCTTGTTCCAGTGCTCGTCGCCGTAGACCTTCTTGGGCTTATCCTTCGCCGCTTTCTTGTCGCCTGGATCGCTTTCCCCCTCCCCCCGCGCGGGAGCGGAGCCGGGCGCTACCAACGGGTAGACCTTGGCCAGTGGCTGGGAAGGCCCTGCAGGGGCCTCTTCCGCCCCAAATCGGGCATCAAAATCCGCCGGCAGCTCGTCGGGCGCCCCCTCCTCTGGCCGCTCCGCGCTGAGGGGGGCGGGGGGACCGGACACAGGCGAACCTTCCCCGCCCGCTTGCGCGATGGGGAGAAGGGTTTCGTCCTGGTCGTGCAAGTCACCCACCGCGGCCGCTTGCGCGGGAGGGGCGGGAGGGGAGATTGTGCGCTGCTCCGCAGCGAGGGAAAGGTGGGCAGCAGGCTGCAGCGCTTCCTCGGCCGCTGGCGCGGGGGAGGACGGGGAGGATGTTGTGCGCTGCTGCGCAGCGAGGATGGCAAGACGAACCTGAGACGCTACCGATTCCAGCCCTTCCTCGATCTGCACGTCGTTGTAGTCCGTCAGCTTGCGCCCTGCGCGGTCGACCGCAAACACCGGCACGGCCACCGAGGCGTTGCCCACCTCTCGCGCGGCCGCGTGGCAGCTCGACACGCCGGCGTTCTTGAAGGTAGGCGTGCGCACCAGGCGACCCTTGCGCATGTCCGCCTCGATGTACCGGATGCCCTGCGCGTCCTCACGCCAGCGCGCCAGGACCTCGACGCGCTCGCCATCTTGAGCCAGGACGGTGTGCGCGGCGCCGTCGATCGGCACAGGCACGACCACACCGAAATCCTCCTGCAGGCGCTCGACGTAGCGCTCGACCAGCAGGTAGTCGTCATCGGCCAGGAAGAGGAGGTGCGCGGCCGGATAGGCCTCGCGCAGCAGGCGGGCTACGTGAAGCAGGTTGCCGGCGTTGAGGGCCATGGCCACCGGGAGGTCGTACTCGCCAGCCACGCTGTCGCGCGCGGTCTTGCAGGTTGCGTAACCCTCGCCGACAGCGATGATCGGCGCACCGCGCAGGGTGCCGAGGATGTGCGCGACGCCAATCGCGTCCATACCCTCGTTCAAGCGCTTTTTGCCGGTCGCATCGATCTTCTGCAGGCCGAGAAGCTGGCCACCGCGCCGCAGCGGGATGAGCAGCTGCTTGCCGTCGGCACTCACGCGCAGGCCTTCAGCCTGCACCTGCTTCTGCACCAGGTAGGGATGCTCGACCGGCACGCCCTGCCCTTTGGCCCATTGGTCGCGCGCGCGGCCGGCTGCGAGGCGGATCTCCTCCTCGCGCTTTTCCTGCTCGGCCTTCTCGGAGGCCCGCTGCTGGCGAACGTACTCGGCCTTCTCGTCCTCGCTCATCGCGGCCACGTCGACCTTGACCGGAACGGTGTTGCGGTTCTCGCCCTGGAAGTAGCCGAAGGCGCCGGTGACGACCTCGCGGCCACTGCGCAGTGTCATGCGGCGCAGGATGTACCAGCCCTTCTTGCCGGGACCGAAGCGCTTGTACTTGCCGTCCAGGACTGGATGGTTTGCCGGTAGCGGCGGCAGGCCATACTCCGTCATTTGCGCCACTACTTGTGCGACATCGCTCATCCGTTGCAGTCCTCGTGGTGCACGGCAATGCTGCTGCGGAAGGCGACCTGTTGATCAGCCAGACGCGACGGGATCCCGCGATAGTCGAGCGCCCCTGGCCGCAAGATTGCGACCCGAGGCCGATTCCGGCTCGAGAGCGGCGTCGCCGGCGGAGCGAAGGAGCCGGCTGGTGCGGCCAAGGCCGATGCGTCGGCAGCCGGGTTCAGGAGCTTGGCGCCGACGGCGGTGAGCGAAAGCTGCTCGTCGCGGCGAAGCACGAGCCCCCTGCGCTCAAGCGGGCCGATGACGAGGCGCTGGAATTTCCCCGGCGTTTCAGTCCAGAGCAACTGCAGCAGCAGGCCTTTGATGGTGGCAGTGCCGCCCATCTTCTCGAGATGCACCAGGGCCAAATACGAGCCGCTGCCAGGTACGGGTGGCTTCATCTTGCTCATGCGCCCTCCGGACGGGCGACAGGTGCCTGCGGGGTATAAATTCGGAACATCAGGGCCACCAGCTCGGAGAGCACCTTGTGCATCCGAGCTGCGTCCTCTTCCAGGATCGTCCGCTCACGCTGGTCGATCTTCTCGTCGGCCGTGGCCGCGCTGAAGTCGCGCGAGAACGTGCCCAGCTCGGTATAGAGATCGTTGAACTTCTTCATCAGCGCCTCGTTCTCGCAGCCCAGGTCATCCGGCAGCTTTACGAACACGCCGCCCGACGCCGTGGCGATCGCCTCAGCGTAGTGGGTCGTGCCCGAGAGCGTCTGCAGGGCCAGGCAGTGGTCTTCGCTCAGCACCTGCCCCTTGACCTCGTAGGCCCGGTTGCGCAGCGCGTTCACCGTCATGCCCAGGTAGGCCGCTGCGACCTCCCAGGAGCCAGTGATCCCGGCGATCATCTTCAGCTTTGCATCACGCAGTCCCATACATCCCTCTGATTTATTTTGGTTTTACCAACTTTTACTTAGCAGTAAAGTGCGAACACTTCTTTCCGCTCTGAAACTCTTAAAGGTCCCTATGCAACTCATCGACGCAGTCACAAACCGGCACCTGGTGCAATGGCTCGACAATGGATTTCTTCGGACGTTTGAGCCGCATGCCTACGCCAGGGTGACGGGAGGACGGGATGTACTGATCGCGTTCCAGGTTGCCGGCGGACTAGCAAGCGAGCTGCAGGACGCCTGGAAGCTGATCGACGCGCGCGAATCCGTGCGGATCGATCCAACTGAGCGCTTTGCCAGCGCACGCCGCATACCTGATCACTTGCTTGCATTGGTGTCGTCGACTTACGCATTGCCGAGGCCATCCGACGCCTTGCCGGCGCCCTTGTCGGTGCCGCGCAGGTAGGCCCAGTCGACGTCTGGGCGGAGATGCTCACACGTGACCTGGCCGCGAGATGCGCGGTCGATGTTGATGCACAGATCGGCGCCGAGACGTTGCGAAACGCTGACAGCCTTGCGGAGGTAGCGCTCTGTCGTGCCGCAGGCTGCGCAGAATTCGGCGCGCGCCACCTTATCGAGGCTGTTTAGGTATGCGAGTAATTTGTCCATGGGCAAACATATTACTAAACGGTAATGAGGTAGGTCAATACCATTTGGTGATTTACTATTTAGTAATCGGCTAGGACAATCCGGCTATGGAAATTCAAGACATCCGGCGCGCCCGTCTAGCGCAGCTGATCCAAGAAAAATACGAAGGATCTCAGGCCAAGTTCGTCGACGAGACTGGAGAGAACCAGGGGGAAGTGTCAGGCCTGCTCCGCACGAAGGCGTTCGGGGAGAAAAAGGCTAGAAAGCTCGAGGAAAAGTGCGGGCTGCCGCGCGGCTGGTTCGACACCGATCCAACAACTGAAACGGCGATCGAAGCCCCGCCACCGAGCTCTGCCCAGCGACCACTGCTTTCAGTGGTAGAAAATATCGAGCCGCAATGGATGGCTCTTGTGTATGTCACGCAACGTGAGCTGGACCTGCTCACAAACTATCGCAGCTCTCCTGACATAGGAAAGAGCCTGATCGAAACTGCGGCTGAGTCAGCGGTAAGCAACCGCTCCGGATCTGACTCCGTTTACCAGTCGTAACGCCGGCCGCGCCTGGGCCGGGTGCTTCACGGCCATGGCTTGCGCCAGTCTCAACATCTCAGCACGCGCTTCCGGCGTCATCGCCCGAAGCGCGTCTTTCATTTCTTTGAAATAGTCTTCCACCTCACCTCACCCAGCATTTCCTACAGATAACTCTGTAGTCGTTATGCTACACCTTTTTACTGTATGAATATACAGTATATCCAAGATTTTCGGCCCCGCCGCGCCCGCTGTGTAGCCTGTCGTGCCGATGCATATGCACGACATGCAAAACGCATACGCCCACTGTTGCACCGCCTTTTTTTCGCAGAATTCCCCGCAAACTACCGCATATTACCAAATGGTGTTGACGAACATCATTACCGTTTAGTAATATCTCTGCACATTACTTGATCCCGTTGAAAGGATGTGCAGATGAAAACATTCCACGTAACCGTGACAACCTCTGCTGAGGTGCAACGCTTTTACGCTATCGCGTCTTCGGCTGCCGTGGCATATGACGCGGCTGCAGCTGCCCAGGGCGATGCAGCAGTGTTTGGCATTGCAGTACGCCCGCTATGAAAAGCGCTTTGCTGCTGACTGAAGAAGCCGTCGGCACGATCGCGAGAGCTTTACTCAATGACCGTAAGGCGCTGGCCGAGAGCCTCGCGTTTTGGAGCGACCCGAGTCGAGCCCGCCGATATCCGAACCGCCATAAAGCGATCGTTGCAGACCTGGATGAGAACGCGACCGCGCTGGCCGAGCTCGCCGAGTTCTTCGCGCCCTGGCTTAAACAGCGTAACGATTGGTCGACCATCGTTCGCACAAATTCATTGAAACACTGAAAGCCCGACATGAAAGACACCATGGCCACCGCCTTTATTGACTTTAGCAATGCAGCCGTTCGCAGCCTCGCCGCGCCGCTCGCAGGCCTCAATGCGATTTTGACCACGCTTAAGGCGATGATGGCGCCGGCATCGGCGCCGGCAATCGCCGCGCGGCCGGCACACTGCAGCAACATCATGACGCTGCTGGCTCACCTATGCGACATGGACGACGAGCTGCACATATGGGTTCTTCGCTGGCTGGCATATCCACTCCGTAATCCCGGCGCAAAGATGTCGACCGCTCTGGTCTTCAACGGCGGCGAAGGATCAGGCAAATCCCTGTTCCTGAACTTCGTCGTTGCCGAGCTGTACGGCAATGTCGCCGCGCGGATCCAGCCTCGAGACCTGCACAGCGTATTCAACGGATGGATTGAAGGCATCAGCCTGACGGTGGTCGACGGCGAGTTCGCGCGATCGCACATAACGCGAATGAAGGAAGCGATGGCGGCCGAGTCCTTCGTCATCGAGCGTAAGGGCCAGCTGGCAAAGCGAATCCCGAACCGTCTGAACTTCATCTACGTCACCAGCAGCCCTGACTTCCTGCCCGCCGACATCGGCAGCCGCAGGTTCACGGTCATCGAAGTGCCACCCGCACGCCAGCGCGCGTTCTACCAGGCCGTCGTGCACGAGATCTTCGAGGGCGGTGCCGACGCATTTCGCGAGTATCTGATGCACGGCCTCGACATGGGAACGTTCAACGAGAGCACCCTGCCGCCGGCATCAGTGCGCCATGGCTACAGGAGTGCGGCATGACTGGCCCCGTCGACACCAGCCAGGTAGAGCCGCTCGACATGCAAGCCTACAAACACCACTGGCTGCTGCTCAAGTCGGCGCACTGCGCACGCCCCGTACTGCACCAGGGCCGGCGCCACTTCATCAACAGCCTGACCCTGTATCAGAACGGCGGTCGCGTTTCGATGACGGTGTATCTGGCCGGAAGCCGCCACAGCTTCGACAGCTCCGAAATTCAAATCATGGAGGCATAGCAAATGGCGCTCACCCTACCCGCCACACTTTTTAGCCCGTTGCTGGCCGGCGCCCGCTGGATCGCCCGCACCCTTTCAGCGAACGGCTGCAGCCACGACTGCAACCAGGGGCGCCGGTGTACGTGCACTGCTCGAGGTGAACCTCGATACGTTGCATGCGGCCAGCCAGCCAGCTGGCGAACCACATGCCGGCACCTGCCCATTCAAGAAACTAGCACATAGAAATACCGTGAGTTCTCACGAAAATTCCTAGTGGGATACATGACTATGCTGCCCACTCAAGATGCAACGGCGACGCCGAAAACCGACCGAAGGCGAGGCCGACCGTCAACAGGAACCGCATTAAGCGCATCGGCAAGACAGGCACGCCGGCGCGAAAAACTGGAGGCCGAGGGAAAGACGTTGCTTCCTCGGGTAGTGGTTACGCTAGAGGTGCAGCAGGCACTCGCGAAATTCATCCAGTTTAAAGACATGACACTTGGCGATGCGCTCGATCGCATCGTCCGCGACAGGCTGCTGAGAAAGCGCTCAGGAAAGAGAAAGAGAAAGGAGCCCACCCATGGCTGATGACAACGATTTGATTAACCGCCTGGCCTCGGCTGTCGCCGAGCGCATCCGGCCACAAATCCCGTTCGACTACGAGATGTGGGACATCGCGACGATCGCAGCCTGCATGAAGCTCAGTGAAGCACAGGTGCGCGAGCGCCTAGCGCCGCAGCCGGACTTCCCCAAGGCGGTGCGCCTGCCGACCTCCAGCGGCGGCAGAGGGCATGCCCGGTATCGTGCCAAGGACGTATGGGCTTGGATGATGAAGTATCAGGACAAGCACTGATATCCTGCCCGACAGGAATGAAGAAGCCACCGCGAGGTGGCTTTTCTTTGACTTGAGCTTAGAAGAATTCGAAGTAGTTGAGGTCCGACTAATCTGCTGATAGCCAAAGTCCGCTACTGCAAGGTGTCGTCACTTCGCCACTTTACGCCGTGAAGATTTGCTACTGGTTGTAGCATATAATCACGTTCCACTTCCGCATACCGACGAGACTGGACAAGCCACCTAGTAGTGGTGTATCAGGCAGCCGTTAGGTATGGGAGCGACCCAACCGCTGGTCAGTTGATCAAAGTGAATCATTGTTGTATCTTAGACAGCTCTTGCTCCAGCCGTGGGACGGCTTCCTTGCCCAAGTATCAACAAACATAAGATGACGATCCAGACTGCTTTGGAACAGCTCAAGAGCCGTTCGCTCAAATTTTCAACGTTGAAATCAGCACTAGTTCATCAGGGCCTTCCAAAAAGTAACAACATGATCAACTTGGAGAGCAAGCTCACTAGTCAGACTGTTCCAGCAGCACAGCTCATCACCCAAGCTCAGGTATTGGAGCGTATCTATCGAGACAACGTAGACTGGGGTGACAAAGCCGTACAGTTTGCTGTGTTTGATCCTGCAGACAAACCATTCCTCGATGCTCTAGTTGCACATACCTATGTGCCGCAGTATGTGGACGCCCGTGGTAGCAAATTTCCTCGGCAAGTCACCGACGCGGAGATGGCAAACCTGTCAATTGATCCTAAACTAGTCAGGTGTGTGACCAACGCTACGCGCACGACTGCGACCCTCTATTTCTACAGTCGAGGATACGAAACTTCGAAACAAGAGTTCTCTGTGTCCGCGATGACTGATGCAATTTCGCAGCAACGATTCTTGGGATACGACAATGTTGTTGCGTATCGTCGGACCGCGTTTCAACGGATCGATACTATTTACATTGACCCTGCTAATCTCCGTATTGAATTCCGTGTAGATGCGACACGCTTGACACGGATCGCTGAAGCGTCCAAGGCACTAGTTATCCTGAAGGATGTGTTCCGCTCGCTCGCTCAGTCCCAAGTAAATTCCGTCTGGCAACAGAAAAACCTTAGGCTTGCGAACTTTTTCCCAAAAATTGAGCAGCTGTATAATGGAGGTGACGGTCGCCTCTCTTCACTTGGACATAACACTGCCGCTGGCGCCACCAATAATGGCAAGATGCGTCGAGGATTGGGTGGTGATCTTAAGGCCGATCCGAGCCACCAAGCGAGCCTTTCCGCATCGTTGACCGAAAAGTTTTCTATCGCCAAAGAATATTCTTACTACAACGGCATTTCGACAGTGCTGCTCTCAATTCCCGGGAAGGCTGCCGATACGAGTTCAGTTCCACCAACAATCAATACGGCTATTGTTGAAGACTGCATTAACGAAACGCAATTTTTCGATATGATGCAAAAGCTCAGATGA